TTACGCCTTCTTTTTGCTGTTTGCGACGATCAAGGGCGTCACATTGTACAGTATGGTGAGTACGCAGGGCATGGACTTGTCTGCGGGTCTGGTTGCTATCTGGGACCCGGAAACTTCTGTTATTTTTTCTTCTATCCTTGCGTTTTGGTTTGGTTCACGTAGCATGAGCAAGGCGCGTGCGTGGCAAGCCGAGAAAGGTAAGTAAACCATGGCCGATGAACCGGTTTCCTTGATCGATGGCGGGATGCCCTCTCAAGGGATGCCTTTAGGTGGTATATCCGAGGAGGAGATTGAGGTTGAGGAGATAGAGGAGCCTACTGACATTGAGGAGCAGGAAGACGGTTCTGTTGTTTTGAACTTTGAAGAGATGCTCACGGAGCAGTTACAGGCTGAACCGGATGCAAATCTTGCCGAGGTTTTGGACGAACGTGTTCTGATGGATGTGTCTTCGGAGCTTGTTGGCTATTATGAGGATGACAAGGCTGGTCGTCAGGAATGGGAGGACGCTTATACGGAGGGTCTGGATCTTCTGGGCATTAAGTATGAGAGTCGCGAGGAGCCGTTTCGCGGGTCCAGTGGCGTTACGCATCCTGTTATTGCAGAGGCGGTTACACAGTTTCAGGCGCAGGCATACAAGGAACTTTTACCGAGTTCCGGTCCTGTTCGCACCCAGGTTGTTGGTGCAGCGACCCCGGACGTAGAAAGTCAGGCCAGACGCGTTCAGGAGTTCATGAATTTTCAGATTATGAATGTCATGGACGAGTACGATCCCGAGATGGACCGTTTACTGTTCTATCTTCCGTTGGCGGGTAGTGCGTTCAAGAAGGTTTATTTTGACGACATTCTGGACAGGGCGGTTTCCCGTTTTGTTCCCGCTGATGATCTTCTGGTTCCGTATAACGCGGCGGATTTATCTTCGGCATCTCGCATCACTCATGTTATTCGCATGAACACGAACGATGTTCGGAAGTTCCAGGCTGCCGGATTTTATCGTGATGTTGATATCATGTCGTATGAGGACGATGATGAGGTTCGCGAGAAGGAGCGCGAACTCATCGGTATTGAACGGACGGGCGCTGATGATCAGGATTGCACGTTGCTCGAGGTTCATACGGATCTTGATTTACCGGGGTTTGAGCATGTTCATCCTTTGGATGGCGAAGAAACGGGTATCAAGCTTCCATACATTGTTACGATAGACGAGGGAAGTTCAAAGGTTCTGTCTGTTCGCCGCAACTGGGTTGAGGGCGACGAGTACTACAAGAAGGTTCAGTACTTCACCCATTACAAGTTTTTGCCGGGTTTAGGCTTTTATGGGTTTGGTCTACTTCACATGATTGGCGGTTTGGGCCGGTCAGCAACTTCAATTCTGAGGCAGTTAATTGATGCAGGCACTCTCGCCAATCTTCCTGCTGGCTTTAAAGCTCGTGGCATTCGTATTCGTGATTCTGATGAGCCTCTTTCTCCTGGTGAGTTTCGCGATATCGACGTTCCTGGTGGCGCCCTTAGAGAAAGTATCATGCCACTTCCGTACAAGGAGCCCAGCCAGACGCTGATGTCGCTTTTGGGCTTTGTTGTAGAAGCAGGGCAGAGGTTTGCGGCGATTGCCGACATGCAGGTTGGCGATGGCAACCAGCAGGCAGCGGTGGGAACGACAGTTGCACTTTTGGAACGTGGATCGAAGGTAATGTCTGCGATTCACAAGCGACTGCATCACGCGCAGAAGCAAGAATTTAAGATGTTGTCTCGTGTTTTCGCGGAATCATTACCGCCAATGTACCCGTACAATGTTCACGGGGGCGAAACATCCATAAAACAAGCGGATTTTGATGAACGTGTCGATGTTATACCAGTATCAGATCCGAATATCTTCTCCATGTCGCAACGGTTGGCGTTGGCGCAAACACAGTTGCAGTTGGCGCAAGCCAGCCCGGAAATGCATAATCTTTATGAAGCGTATCGCAGGATGTACGAAGCGATTGGCGTTCATAACATTGAAGCGTTGCTTCCGGCGCCGCAACCGCCGCAACCTGTAGATCCGGGTGTCGAGAACGCATCTGCGCTAACAATGAAGCCTTTGCAGGCGTTTCCCGGCCAGAATCATGATGCACATATAATAACACACGTTGCTTTCATGAAAACGCCGATGGTAATGACGGCACCTCCTGTTCAGGCCATGTTACAATCTCATTTGAGCGAACATATTGCTCTGAAGGCACGGCAAGAGGTTGAAATGCAGATGCAGCAGGTGCAACAACAGGCCATGCAGGTGCAACAGGCGATCCAGATGGGTCAAATTTCACCTGAGATGGCCCCGCCGATGCCACAAATGGGTGATCCAGAGTCGATGGTTGCTGATTTGATTGCCCAGTACACGCAAGAAGTGATGGCGATGCTTATGCCGCCGGATCAGGGGGATCCTTTGGTAGAGCTTCGCGCCAAGGAACTGGATATCAAGGCTTCCGACATACAGCGTAAGGCCGAAGAGTTTGATCAGCGTCTGCTGTTTGATGTTGCGAAGGAGAAGACCAAGGAAGAGTTGGCCGCAGACAAGATCGACTCGCAAGAGGACATTGCCCTGTTACGGGCGGAGGTTAATCGTGAGCGCATTGAGCAAGGCGCCGCAGGAAGAGGGAACTAGATATGTCCCTTAAAGAACTTAACAAGTTTATAGAAAAACAAAAAAGAATCCGAAAAGTCCGATATGGAAAGAAACTTGGAAAGATGTCAAGGGGCGACCTTCAAAAGCATCTCAAGGCTCTGCCTGGGACTGTGAGAACAAACCCTAATTTAAACATGGCTACCTTGGAATTTCTGAGACGCAGTGACAGCGGTGTAGCACGTAAAACAAGAGTGTTTTAATGGCCATTTCCCGCGCCCAGACTTCCAAGCAGCTGACCGGCGGAAAGCGCAGGCGCAAGAGCACGATTCGGAAGGCTAAGCGCAAAAGTAAGATTAGGAAGGTGCTAAAAGAACATAAAGAGGGTAAGTTACGGAGTGGAAGCAAGAAGGGTCCAAGGGTTAAGAGTAGGAAGCAGGCTATTGCGATAGCTTTATCTGAGTCTCGAAGGAAGAGGGCGTAATGTTTCACGTGAAACAAAATGGTTAAAAAAAGTATGGTTGATCAGATGTCCGACCAGCTGGGCGTCACAGAACAGAAAGCAGGTGGTCTTATGCGTAGAGCCAGTATGATGAATGACATGAGTGGGGCGCCCGGCATGGGTGGCTTTGAGATGAACCGCGACATGGGCGGAACGGTCATGGTTGTGCGCCTTGGGCGGATGTCCCCTGTTCGGTATCGTCCTGAAGAGCGTGACGAGGACAGTTCTTTGATCAAAAGCACGGAGAACCAGGTTCGCGCTCGTCACTTCAACAATAACGGCGGAAAGGGGACTTTCTAATGGCTGGGTATATGGATCAAGTTGAAAAAGCGAAAACTTTTGCAGAGTTTAAAAAACTGAGCCCAAATACAAAAATTACTGCTGCTGGGTTTAGAGATCTCAAAAAAAGGGGCCGAAAAAAAGGGGCCGAAAAAATGTTGTTGGAGGGTTTTCGCACCATTTCAAATGATGAACAATTCATCAAGCGTAACGACGGCGGTATAGCTCGTAAGACGAGGACTTTCTAATGCCTATGAAAGATGGAAAGCCTATTCCGTATCAGGACGGTGGGGGCGCAAGAAAACCCACCAATGCCGAGGTTGTTGAAGCCGTTTTTATCCGTGCTGATCCTGAAGAACCCAAGGATTCTGCAAGTCGTAAGTGGGCGAAGGGCGTCGTAGCTAGGGCCACTTCAAAACAAAAAAAATCAGCGCACAAAAAATTAGACAGTGCGGATCCTGAAATGGATAAGGGGTCTAAGAAGGAGGCGCCCCCACCTAGGGGAATAATGCCAGAGTTTCTACGAAAATTCGAGAAGGGGCGCTCCAGTCCCCAGCCTGCGGAAGATAGGAATATGGGCGGTTTAATCATAGATGAGCTCGGCTATGAAAACGGTGGCATGAGCTACAGTGACCGCGGTCCCATCAAGTATTCCAAGGGTGGCGCGGTAAAAGGCAAAAACTTTAAGGGGTCTTTCTAGAACATGGCCGACCCAACGACTTTTGCTTACAACCTGTTACGAGCAATTGAAAGTCGCATAGAACTTACACAGGATGCGATCCTGCACGGCGCTCCAAAAGACATGGAGTCTTATCAAAGACTTATTGGAGAGCTTGAAGGCCTAGAATTTAGTCAACGGGAGATAAAGGATCTCCTGCAAACCACGGAGGACGAATGAGTAAGACCCTATACGTTCCAGACCACGTTATAGCGGCTAAGAAAGCCACCGAAGAGAAAGTTCTTGCGTCTGCTTATGTTAATAAAGAAGAGAAAGTTCTTGATCCTTCTCTTGTAAGCAAGAACATGAAGGACCGGCTACCACAACCCACGGGATGGCGTCTTTTGGTGATGCCCTACATGGGTAAGGCTACCACGGATGGCGGAATCCATATTCCTGATTCTGTCCGAGACAGGGAAGCCTTGGCGACGGTAGTCGCGTATGTTTTGAAGGTCGGCAAGCTGGCTTACCAAGACCCTTCAAAATTCGGTGATGGCTACCACCGCGATTGGTGCAACGAAGGCGATTGGGTGTGCATTGGTCGATATGCCGGTGCCCGTTTTAAGATTGATGGCGGAGAGGTCCGTATTATCAATGATGACGAGGTCATAGCGACCATCCTAGAGCCTGACGACATTAAGCACATATAGAAAGAAACCATGGAGAACGACCATGCCTAACGAGACGAAGATTGACGTTGGCGACAACGATGAAGACCCTACGGAAGTAAATATTTCACCTCAAGAAGATAAGGAAGAGGCGCCTTTGTCGGCATCCCCGGATGTAGTAGAGGAGGACGACTCTTCGGGTGAGCTTGAACAATATAGCGCAGGCGTCCAGGGGCGGATTAGCCAACTGACCAAGCGTTTTCGAGAGGAGGAGCGCCAGAAACAGACAGCGATTGAGTTTGCTGAAAGCGTTCGCCAAGAAAACGAAAACCTCAAACAACGCATTACCGTTCTTGATGAGGGGTATATGGCCCAGTTTGACGGCCGCGTTTCAAGTGAGCTTGATTCGGCTAAACAAGCCCTTCGAGAAGCTCATGAAGTGGGCGATGTTGACAAGTTGGTTCAGGCGCAGGAAGATTTAGCTAACCTAACGGTGCAAAAATCCAGTGCAAATGTCGCTCGTAGTAAAAAAGAGAACCGCGTTGAGACACCTGCACCACCACCGTTGCCGCCTCAACCGGCCCAACCACAGCCCCAACCGCAGGCAACGCCTGACCCAAAGGCCGAAGCATGGGCTTCGGAGAACACTTGGTTTGGCAATGATGAGGTCATGACCTACGGTGCCTTTGGCATACATCGTAGATTAGTTGAGGATGAAGGATTTGACCCCAACTCAGATGCGTATTATGCTGAACTAGATTCTAGACTTAGGGATGAGTTTCCAAACAAACTTGATTCTAAGTCAAAAACCAACGGGGGAAGAAAGGTTGCGTCGGCCGAATCTTCCGCTTCCCGCAAAAGGACTGGACGGAAAACTGTGCGGCTAACCCCATCTCAAGTTGCTATAGCTAAGAAGCTTAATGTGCCGCTCGAGGAATATGCAAAATATGTGAGGGACTAGCCATGACTACTGAGAACACATCTCGCGAAAAGTCTACGAGAACGCCAAGAGCCAATCAAACTCGTGCAAGGCAAGCACGCAGGGAACCTTGGAAGCCACCGTCCATGTTGGACGCGCCGCCGCCCCCAGAGGGCTACAAGCATCGATGGATTAGAACTGAAGTGATGGGTTTTGATGACCGCAAAAACGTAGCAGCACGATCTCGAGAGGGATGGGAACTGGTGCGTGGTGATGAGTACCCGGATTTTGAGGTTCCGACCGTTGAGGATGGTAAGCACGCTGGTGTTATAGGTGTAGGTGGTCTTCTGCTTGCAAGAGTTCCGGTTGAGATTGTTGAGGAGCGCGATGCGTATTTCCGCAACATGACAAACAATCAGATGGCGGCTGTTGATAACGACCTAGCTCGTGAACAGCATCCGGCAATGCCGATTAACAAACCTGATCGGCAATCTCGTGTAACTTTTGGAGGTCCTCAGAATGAGGACTAGGAGAGAACATGGCTAACAGTAATGGAAGCTTTGGTCTCCGCCCTCTAAGTAAGCAGGGCGGGGCCTCAAACTCCACTGGTATGACCCAGTACTCTGCCTATGAAATCGCGAATGGAAACACCAACAAGCTGTATCACGGCGAACCCGTGATTCCGCTTTCTACCGGTTATATCGACGCCCCTGGCGCCGCGGCCGGTGGTACGGTGGGTCTTTTAGGTGTGTTTCAGGGGTGCGAGTATGTGTCCAGTACCACTGGTAAGACAGTTTGGAGTAACTACTGGCCCGGTTCCGGGGCAGACTCCAATCATCCAGTAAAAGCGTTTGTCAACGATGACCCGATGCAACTTTATGTTATTGCAACGGATGCTTCGTGGACGAGCAAGGCTACGGCACGCGCCGCAGTTTTTGCTAACGCTAATTTCTCAACTGCGATCACTGGCACAGACGCCACAGGTGTTTCGCTGGGCCGCCTTGCGATCAGTACGATTGCAACTACGGCAGCCTTGCAGATGCGTGTTGTGGGCTGGGTCGATGATCCAGAGAACGCTGATTTTTCGGCGGCTGGGATAGGCGCAATTGTTCGGTTGAACAACCACTTCAATAGCAACAATGGTGCTATTGCTGCTGGTACACCTTCAACCACTGGCGTATAGGAGGACTGAAAAATGGCTATTAGTAGAGCCCAACTAGCTAAAGAGCTAGAGCCTGGTCTCAACGCCCTTTTCGGCCTTGAGTATGCCAGATATGACGACGAGTCGTCAGAGATTTATGATACTGAATCTTCAGAACGTGCTTTTGAAGAAGAGGTGATGCTCTCTGGTTTCGGTTCGGCCCCTGTTAAAGCAGAGGGTTCGGCCATCTCGTTTGATGACGCGCAAGAAGCGTACACCGCCAGGTATACGCATGAGACGATAGCCTTGGCATTTTCCATCACGGAAGAGGCCATTGAGGATAATTTGTATGATCGTCTTGCGTCACGTTATACGAAAGCTTTGGCACGTAGCATGGCCAACACCAAGCAGGTGAAGGGCGCCGCTACGCTGAACAACGCTTTTGATAGCACCTTTACGGGCGGTGATGGTAAGGAGCTTTGTGCGACGGACCATCCTCTCGTTAACAACAACGACCTTCGTAACGAGCCCAGTACAGCTGCTGATTTGAACGAAACCAGCCTTGAAAATGCTCTTATCGACATCGCAGCTTTTGTCGATGAGCGCGGCCTCAAAGTATCGGTTCGTGGTCAGAAGTTGATCATTCCACCAGCCCTGCAATTTGTTGCAGATCGTTTGTTGGAATCCACCCTTCGTCCAGGCAGTGCCGACAACGATGTTAATGCCATGCGGAACATGGGTATGCTTCCGCAGGGTTACGTTGTTAACCATTATCTGACGGACACGGATGCGTTCTTCGTTAAGACGGATGCACCTCGCGGTTTCGTTCATTTTAAACGTATGCCGATGTCCACGAAGATGGAAGGTGACTTTGATACGGGCAATGTTCGTTTCAAGGCTCGAGAGCGTTATAGCTTCGGGTATTCCGACCCACGTTGTGTTTACGGATCTCCGGGTGCGTAAATAAATAAAGGAGGGAAGTCTTTAGGGGCTTCCCTCCACTTTATGGTATTTGTTATGTAATTTACTCTGGGAATCACATAACCCTAGCGACTGCCCCAGCAGACGCTTACGAAGACGCTAGGGCCAATCTCTCGTAAGGAGGAAGCCAACAAATGGCTAATACGACATTTAACGGTCCTGTTCGGTCTGAAAATGGTTTTGAGCAAATTAGCGTCAATTCCACTACAGGCGCGGTGACGACTAATTGGGATGTAGACACTAGCGGTAACGTAGTAACTACCGGATATGTTTCATCTTATGCCAACATCGTTTCGATTGAGGATGCGACTTATACGGTTGCTACGACGCAATCTGGCGCAGTCTTTACTTTGAACCGTGCGGCAGGAATTGTTGTCACGCTACCAACGGCGGCAGCAGGTCTACAATACACCTTCATTGTAGGCACGACCTTTACAGGGGCCGGTCAGATCAATACGCAGAACGCCAGTGATCTTTACTCTGGTTTTGCTCAAATATTTGACAATGGAACGGCGGGTGACACAAACACCTTTATTCCTGATGCCAGCAACGATGATACGATAGACCTTGGTTCGATAGAACAAGGTTGGCTTGTTGGCGGCATTATTCGTCTAAAAGCGACAACAGCTGCTGTGTGGCACTGCGAAGCATTCCTCTCTGGCGATGCCACTTTAGCAACGCCGTTTGAATAGTTAGTGTTGGGGGGGCGGTAGTCCCCCCAATTTCTAGAGGAGGTTTATATGGCTGATGCTGTTACAGCGACGACAGTACAGGACGGAGATCGAAACGCTGTTATTTACTGCACGAACACCAGCGATGGAACGGGAGAATCTGCCGTTACAAAAGTTGATGTTTCTGCTTTAGCTTCGCGGCAAGACGGCGCGGCTTGTACGGGTGTCCGAATCAAGAAGATATCCTTCTCTAATGTAGGGATGGGTGTGAAGGTTTTGTGGAATGCTTCCACGAACGTTATCGCCGCAGAACTCCCCGCGGATTATTCCGACACGTTAGATTATTCAGATATAAGTGGACTTCCCAACGTTGCAGCTTCTGGCGGAAAGACGGGCGACATAAAACTTACCACTGTTGGTCATAGCAGCGGAGACACCTATTCGGTAGTTCTCTACTGCTTAAAAGAGTACTAGGTAAGTTAGATGGCGACCTCTGGATCTGTTGATTTTAACCTGGACATGGCCGAAATCACAGAGGAGGCCTTTGAGCGTTGCGGTCTGGAGTTTCGTACTGGTTATGATGCTCGAACTGCGCGGCGCTCATTAAACCTTCTCTTTGCGGAATGGGCGAACCGTGGTCTTAATCTCTGGACAGTCGAAGAGATTACGCAAACCCTTGCGCAACTATCGACCTCTTCTTCTGTGGCGACTTATCCTATAGGGGCTATAACGGCTACTGTTGGGGCTTCCACCAACCTTAGTGTGGGGGAAACCATAACAGGAGGGACCAGCAATTCTACGGCGTCTGTTATAACAAAGCCTTCCTCAACCACGATAACGGTTACCGTTCCTTCTGGGGCCTTTACCGCTGGTGAAACCATAACAGGTTCCAGCAGTGCTGCCAGTACTACAATCAGTGCTGACCCAAGTTTGGTGGACGCTCAGTCTGCGGTGGATGTTTTGGAAGCGGTTGTACGGCGTAGCGGATCGGACATTGGCATCAGTAGGATTAGTCGGGGGGATTACCTAGACACCCCTGATAAAACTACGCAAGGCCGACCGTCTCAGTTTTACATAGATCGTTTAATCACACCGACAATTACGATCTGGCCCTCTCCAGAAAACTCTACCGACCAACTTATTTATTACCGTATCCGGCGGATAGAGGACGCTGATGCGGGCGTTAATACCGCAGATATACCTTTTAGGTTTTTACCGTGTCTTACCGCTGGCTTGGCGTATTATCTGTCCATGAAAAAGGCGCCCCAGTTACTGCCGACACTCAAAGCCGTTTATGATGAAGAATTCATGCGTGCTGCTAGTGAGGATTCTGAACGGACAGCGTTGAGATTAGTTCCCAGTTTTTCTTCGTTGAGTGTTAGGTAATGCCTAGATATGCCTCTGGTGTACACGCATTAGGTATATCGGATCGTTCTGGAAGAGCGTATCCGCTACGGGTAATGCTGAAAGAATGGAACGGTAGTCTCGTTGGGCCTGATGAATACGAGTCTAAGCAACCTCAAATAGAGCCCAAACGGGTTATTGCGGATCCCCAAGCTTTGCGTGACGCTAGACCAGATCGTATAGAACCGGTTGTTAGTGTTCTTCTGGCGCTAGATTCGTTTAGGTCTTCTGGCAGTGGTTCAGCCGTTATTACCGTGACGGAACCAGGACATGGTCGCAGCACAGGTGACACAGTCCGGTTTAGATCGGTTTTGGCGTTTGACGGATTTACTGGGAGCGTTTTAGAGCAATCTTCGGGTTATTCTATAACCAAGGTTTCGGATAATACCTACACCTTTAGCGCCAGCAGCGGAACGGCAACAATCGGAAACGTGGCCGGGGGAGGTGGGCTGGCTTCGGCTGGTCCCGTCACTCTGTCTTCGTAATAGGGGTGTTTTATGGCATTCACGTTTACAACACTTAAAACGGCTATCCAAGATTACGTTCAGAGCACGGAATCGACCTTTGTTAGTCAGTTGCCGCGGTTCATCATTAATTCCGAAGAGCGGATTCTAAAAGAATGCCAGTTAGACGTTTTTCGTAAGAATACACAAGGCACGCTAACATCTGGAAACGCTTTTCTAGCGAAGCCGAGTGACTTCCTAGCTCAGAACTCCTTGAGCGTCATAGTCTCTTCGAGCAAAGGGTTTCTTTTATACAAGCAAGTGACAATGTTGCAGGATTACACGCCTGATCCCGCAACCACGGGTGTTCCTCTTTACTACGGTGATTTCGATCAAGACACGTTCTTGATAGCTCCGACTCCTGATTCAAACTATACCGTGGAGTTGCATTATTTCTACCGGCCGCAATCCATTACAGAATCGTCCGACGGCACAAGTTGGCTTGGGACAAACGCAGAGTTGGCGTTGTTGTACGGTTCTCTTGTTGAGGCCTATACCTTTTTGAAGGGGGAACCAGATCTTCTAGGTCTTTATAACCAGCGTTATGGGGAAGCGCTGCAATGGTTAAAGAACCTTGGAGAAGGCTCGCAGACACGCGACCAATATAGATATGATCGTGTCCGAAGGGGCGTTGCGTAATAATGAGCGGTTGCGCGAGTGGTGAAGTAGGCAACGCGCTGGTTTTTACGTCTAATAACGGGGGTCATTCGCCAGAACAAATGGCGGAGATGGCGTTGAACAAAATAATGGTTGTTTCAGAAACAGCCCCGCCTGCGATACGAGATCAGGCGCTTGCTTACAGAGATCACATACGGAAAGTATTGGTTTTTTACATGGCTAAAATGGCGGAAAATGAAAGAACCACCATTTATGCTTTAATGAAGCAGCAAGGCCAACACGATGTGGCTGATATTATAAGGAGTTTGTGATGGCAATTGGATCATCAGCGGTTTGCGGGACTTACAAGCGTGAGATAAACGCAGGCATTCATTTTTGGACTTCGCACTCCCGTGGGGATGGCAGTTCCATTGCAGCGGATACCTTTAAGATAGCTCTCTTTACCAATAGTTCGTCTATTGATGCCGACACTACGGGGTATGCAGCAACTAACGAGGTTAGCGGGACAAATTACACCGCTGGTGGCGAAGCGTTGTCGAGTGTGACGATAGGACTTGCAGACAACAGCAGTTCAGTGCCGACTGCGTTTATAGACATGGCAGATGTTACGTGGTCCTCGGCTACTATTACGGATGCGCGGGGAGCCCTGATCTATAATTCTACGTTAGCTAATGCAGGAACGGCGGGGGACACGACTCATGCAGCGAAACCCTCGGTGTGTGTGATTAACTTTGGTGGTGACAGTTCTTCAAGCGCGGGAAATTTTACCGTTACGATGCCCGCAAATGATGCTAACAACG